AAAGTAAATTTGGAGATACTTATTATAAGAAAACAATTTATAAAACTAAAAGTAGTTCAGCACAACAGGCACACGAATGTATTCGTCCTGTTGATTTTACTAAAGAAAGTGTATTAAATATGGATGGTTTAACAGCTCAACACAATCGTCTTTATCAATTAATATGGCGTAGAACACTTGCTTGTCAAATGACCCCTGCTACACTTGAAATTATAACTATTAAAATTTCTAGTGAAAGTAATAATACTAGTAAAAAGAAAGAACAACTTGTTTTTACAGGAAAACACGAAAAAGTTATTTTTGAAGGTTTTCTTAAAGCCCAAAATTATCATAAAAAAACTCAAACAAAATTAGATACTGATGAAGTTGAAAATTCATCTGGTGATGAAGAAGATGAGTCTAATTATAATGATGATAATAATAATAATAATAATGAAGATGATGAGAATGATAAAGATAATGAAAATAAAGAAGTTAAAACAGCGAATACAGAACATAATAAATATTTAGAAACAATGTATGATACATTGAAAAAAGGAGAACCTGCTTTTGTAAAAATGATGAACTGTAATGAAAAATACAGTAAGCCTAAACAAAGTCGTTATACGGAGGCATCTATTATTTCAGCAATGGAAAAATTGGGTATTGGTCGCCCTAGCACCTATAGTTCAGTCATTCGTAAAATTCAAGATAAAGAATATGTAGAAAAAAAGAATTTACCACCTAAAAAAGTAAAACTTACAACATTAAATTATACTTATCCTGATACTATTAAAATAGAAACCAAAGATGGTAAAGTTGAAGGTGATAAAAATAAATTAATACCAACTAGTTTAGGTATAATGATAAATGAATATTTAATTAAAAACTTTACAGATTTAATGGATTATAAATATACTGCTACAATTGAAAGTCTATTAGATGATATTTCTGAAGGCAAACAAGAATGGCACAAAGTAGTAGATACAGTTTATTTAAAATTAACACCTATTATTAATACGTTAATGGAAGAATTAAAAAGTCGTAAATCACTTAAATCTGCTGACCCAAAGGCTGATTCTGATTCACGGCGTTCATTAGGTTTAAATCCTGAAACTAATATTCCTATTGTTGTTATCAAATCTAAAAATGGATTTTTAATTATAGAAGAAAATCCTGATAAAAAATTAGCACGATTTTCTAGTTTTACATCTTCTTTTGACAAAATGACTCTCGATAGTGCATTAAGTTTATTAATTTATCCAAAAAATTTAGGTTGCTATAAAGAAAATGATATTATTATTAAAAAAGCTAAAAATATTTATATTTCTTATAATAATTCTAATTATAGTATTGAGAATTATATGAAAGTAAATACAAAAGTTATTATAGAAGCAGAATTTATTACATTAGAAGAAGCAAAAACTATTTTAGATTATTATGAAAAAGCAAAGATTAGTAAAGCTGAAAATGAAAAAAAAGATGTAGTTTTAAATACGGATATTATAATTAAAGTTGGGTATTACGGTCCATATATAAAATATAAAGGAGAACAAAATATACCTTTACCTAAAAAATTAAAAGATGTTTATGAAACTATTACTCTAGAACAGGCTTTAGAAGTCATTGACAAAAATAAAGATAAACCTAAAAAAGGTGGTCGTAATAAAAGTGCAATAGAAGCTAAACCTAAAGAAGCTAAAACAAAAGAAATTAAATTAAAAGAAAGTAAAACTAAAGAACTTAAAATTAAAACAAAAGCAAATCCTAAAGAAATTAAACTTAAAAAATAATCTAAATTTAAAAAGTAAAAGTAAACTAAATTATATAAACTAAAATATATTATTTATAATTAAAAAAAATTAGTTTTTTTTTAATAATAACTTTTTATTAGGTTTATCAATTAATAAACACACACGTTTATTTAAGGATAAGCCTAATATAAAACACAAACTACAGTCATTTAATATAGGATAAACCAATTATATATTTAAAATTTTTTGAATATTGATGACATCAATATTAGAATAAACTAAATATAAGAACGCCAATTCACCACCAATTATTAAAATAAAATTTATAATAAATGTATATATAATACTCATAATTGTAAGTTGTTCACTTATTTTTTTATAATGTATATAAAAATAGATTACAACTATACTAAATAAAATTGATATACTTGTAACAAGCGCAATTGTTCCAACAGTAAAATCACCTGTTTCATCAATAGAATCTGTCTTATCAGTTTCTTCTTTAAGTAATTGTATCACTTCATTAACATCTGTTTCTGAATATTCTTTTGATAATTTAATGACAGGTTTATAAAAATCAATATGTTTATTAAAAAAATAAACAATACCAGTTCTTTCGATTCCATGTATATAATATCTGAATAAAACATAAAAGTATATAGAAAATATTATATATACTATAAATATATTTATTAAAATATTAAATCTATATACTTCGGTATCCATAGCTTTTTTTTATTACTTAATAAATTAATTAGATTTTATTTTTATAAATTAACACAATTATAAATTAACACAATTATAAATTAATATAAGTATCTGTGAATGATTTAAATAATTTTTTATTAATATCTAATTTATAAGTTTGTGCAAAGACACTAAACCACAATATAGTACTTGCAAATATACATATAAAAAAAAATCCTAGTATTCCAATAATTAGTGAAGTTTTATAATCAATATCAATTTTATATGTTTTAGATATAATAATTAGAATTACTAATCCTATAACTAATACTAATTGAATTAAAGCATACATAAAATATGGTATATTTTTTTGTCTTTTTAAAAAAAGTTCTTCATCAACAACACCATATTTTAACATAGTTCTTTCTGTAGGTGTAAATATTGTATCCCGTTCAACCCAGTTAGAACCATCATAATAGTTAAAATATCTATATCTTCTTACCATCAAATTATGATATATTATACGTCCAATACGTCTAGTAAGTCTATCAATTACTGGCATTAATATTGCAAATAAAAAAACACCTTCAAATAGTGTTACTAGAATTGATGCTATTATTGAACTAAACAATGATGATAAAATATTCATTGATAATATAATTATTTATTATTATTTATTAATATTTATTATTATTTATTATTATTTATTAATATTTATTAATATTATTATTTAATATTAAATAATATTTAATAATAATATTAATAATATAATTAATATTATTAATGAAAAAAAACTAATTATTATATATATAATAAATGATAATTTATTAAATGGGATAATACTATTATTTATTTTATAATTCTTATAAATAATTAAATAATTTATTATAGATAATAATAATGTAAATATAAATATGCAAATAAATAGTATTGTAAATATATAAATAATTCCTGTTTTATTTGAATTTATTATTATAGATTCAGTAGTTTTATCTTGTACATCTAATTTTTTAGATTCTAAATTATTATTAATGGGATTTATATCATAATTATAATAAAAAAATTTATAGAGTTTAACTGGGTCAATTAATGAATAAATTGCATAAAATAATATAAATTGTGATAATACAATAAATATTAAGTTAAATATAATACTATAACCTATATTAATAAAATTAATATTATTATAACCATTTGTTATATATATTATTCCAGCTATGATTATAAATAATGATATTATCATTGTTACAAATATAATAATTATGTTAGTATCATTAACTTTACTATTTTTAGTGTTTTCTAAATTCTTAAGTTTATTAGAATAATTTATCATAAAATTAGTTATACTATCAAATATTATTTTATTTTTGTCTCTGATATTTTTTAGAGTAGGTTTATATATTTCAAATTTACTGAATATAAATTTATAGATATTATCAATAGTCATATCAATAATATAATATTTATATATTATATAAAAACAACTTGCAATGATAATAAATTTTATATATATATCAATTAATACATTTGGATTTACAAAATCAATTTGATTAATTTGTTTTATAACTTTAGAAGATGTTTCAGAAATAGTTGTTGTAACACTTGATATACTTGAAGATATATTAAAATTCATAATGGATTTATCCTCTAATAAATTAGAGTAGTTTGTGTTTTATAGTGTATTTTTAAATAAATATAATATAGTTTAAATTTTATTTAATTATTTATTATTAGGCTTATCCTTAAATAAACGGTTGTGTTTATTAAATAATAAACCTAAAAGAGCTTTTTAAAAACTTGAACTTATTGAAGGTTATTATATTTAAAGTAGATATTTATTTTTAATTATTTAATTAAATTAAATAAATAATTAATTTTAAACTATATTTTAATTTAACATTAAAATATAAACTATATACTAAAGGTTAAATTCTTTTATTAATCTATATTAATACCTCTTATATAAAGTTAATGTCTAGTCTATTACTTTGTGTCATATAAGTATCAAATAGTTTTTTAATATTACAATATCCATTCTTATCTCTATTAATACTCACTAACTTTTTATTTTCCATTTTATATGTTAGGATTGCGTGCATTTTATAAGTTTTACCTGTTATAATTATCTTATCCTCTAATAAATAATCATAGTTTATTTTTTATAGGCTTTTAAAAGCTCTTTTATGTTTATTAGTTAATAAACACATCCATTTATTTAAGGATAATACTAATAAATATATGTATTATAAATATATAATAATTTTATTTATTTAATAAATTAAATATAGTATTTATTATTTTTATTTGAATTTCATTAATATCAATATTATTTGTAATATTTGTAAATACTACAAAACTTATTGATACTATAAAGATTATAAATAATACAATAGATATAATTAGATTATATGAAACAATCATTTTAGTATTATTATTATTTGACAATTTATTATAAAATTTATTATTTATATAAATAAATGATATAATTAATATAATAAACAGTAATATAATTAAAGTATAAAATATATAAGATTTTAAGTTATTTAATTGTATTTGTTTTTGTTCTGTTTTAATAGATTCACTCATTGTTCCAACAGTATATAATTTAATTGATAATGTTTTAAATAAACTAGTTTCATTATTAAAGTCTATATTAGTTAATATATTTATAATTGGAATAAATAAATTATAATTTAAATTAATAAATTTATTTACTTGTAATAATAAGTTATTTATAATAGTTTCTAAAATATTATCAAAAATAGTTGTTAATATTGTAAAAAATATTATACCTTCAATTAATAATAATATTAAACTATATAATATACTTGAAATTATTATATTATACAAATTCATAATTTATTAGTTTTATAAGACTATATATTTATATATTTATGTACAATGATATATTATTTATAAAGATATTATTTATAAAGATATTATTTATAAAATATAAATATAAAATAAAAATATAAAATAAAAATATAAAATAAAAAAAAATATATAAAATAAATAAAAATAAAATAAAATAAATAAAAATAAAATAAAATGTTTGAAACGTTATCTGTGTTTGTAGATGACATTGCGTCTTTTGAAATACCAATACCATTAGAATTTCAAATTGCATTTATAGTAATTATTATTATTGCTTTATGTGTAGGAGCGTATTTCTTACGTGATATGTTTAATATATCTACTATGAAAGGTGGTTTTTCGTGGTTTATCTTTGTTGCAGTATTAAATTTATCAACTCTCCTTGCTATTTTTATATATTATAATACAAATGAAGGTTCATATAAAGGAAATATTGGTAAAAGAGGTAAAAAAGGCACAATAGGTAAAAAAGGCAAATCAGTAAGTTGCAATTTTTGTAAAAATAATATTTATCTTCAAAAAGTAAGACAATCAAATGTGATATGTAGATTAGATAAACAAGTAAAAGCATTTATACCTATTTTTTCAAAAGAAAACTATTTTAATAGAATTTTAGAAAAAGGCAATTCTATTGATTATGATTCATTTATAAAAAATATTATATTAGAAAATTCATCATCATCATCAAAAACATCACCAGCAATAGATAATTTTAATTCTCTAATGAATACAAACAGTATTTCCATATTATTAATTAAAGCAATTAATGAAATTAGTAAAGCATCATTAAATACGTATGGAACATTTAGAAATCCTACAGGAAAAACAGGTTATTTACCAATTGGCGATAGTATTTATGGTGGATTAGAAGATAAATTAGAATTAAATTCATTTATGATAGATGGTAATATAGTATATCCTAAAAATTATACACAATTAGTTTCTTTTAAATCTCATAATGAAAATACTGGCGATGTTGATACATATACCATATGGAGACCAGAAGGTCAAACTATAAATCAAAAAGGATTTAGAGATGAACTAGAAGAAGTTAACTATAGTGCGTTAGGCGATCTTTGTAGATTTGGCACCACACCACCAAAAGATAGTGAATCCGCAACTATAAGTATGGATTGTTTAGAAGAAATAGACCCTAATGATTTAACATTAGTCTTTGTGTATGTTGGTAATATAGATATTATTGATGAAAAAAAAATAGATTATACTGAATCCAATTCCTATTTAATAGAAAATGAACCATTAAATGATATAGAAGTATTTAGTGTTTGGAGAACACCAATGAATACATTTCTTACAAATTGTAATTCTCAAAATGAACTTACTAACAACTCACTTTTTTATAATATCATTAATAATTTAAATAGTTCTCTAAATAAATATGGTAATATAACTTCAAAAGCAAAAAAAGAACTTGGTTTTAGATTAGAACAAATACAAATACCTAAACTTATAACCGCATTAATATTATGTAAATATTTTGAAATTGAATTATTACAAGAAATTGTTTATTATTTTAATCGTTATAGAAACGTAGTTCCCGAATTTAAAACAATTAATACATCAACATCAACATTAGGCGATTTACTTAATAAAATAAATAAAACTAAAACACAATATAAAGATTTTAATGATGAATTAATTAGAAAAGCAAGTATTAGTTTAAGAAATAATAATAATAATAAAATAATAAAATATGATGAAAAGAAAGAAAAACATTTACCAAGTATGATTTTAAAAGTATATGAAAACGCACAAACTAAATTATTAACTATACCTGTTCAAATAGAAAATACAAATACATTATTAGATGTTATTAATTTAATATTTGAAAATGGTTTAGAGACAAAGGTTGCTGTTAATAGTGATGGTATCGCTCAAGGTGGTATATTTATGAATTCTATACAAGAAATGGTAGTAAGAATATGTAAAATACTTTTACCTCCAAATAAACCTGCTTATACTATAAAAGATGAATGTTTAGGCACATTTGCTCTAGATAGAGAAAGAGAAGAAGTCATTCGATTATTTACTCAAGTTAAAAATATTAATTTTAAAATAAATGAAAAAATTGTTGATGAATATGAAAAATTTGAACCTGTAATGCTAAATGTAAATCAACGTATTGAAATAATGAATACACAAATAGGACAATTATGTGGGCATATTGAAAATTATCTTGATAAAATAGCAAATAGTAATTTAGAAGAATTTACAACCACACGTGTAAAAGGATTAATAGAAATATACAATAGTATGAATGATTATTTGAATGATGTTATCTCTAAAGTATAAATAAAATAATTTTGTAATCTATTTAACTATAAATTTGTAATTGCGTTATACTCTAATAAATAAGCATGGTTTATATATTATAAGTATAGTTTATTTAGTTAATAATATAATGTATATTTTAATTTGCACTAAAAAATAAATTTACATATTTTTTAAATTAAAGATAATATCCTATTAAATTAGAATACTATTTTTCTATATTCTATTAATATATATACCATTAAAAAGTTAAATCAACACACACTACATATATTAATGTTTATAAAACTTATATGCTTTCAATCCTAATGTATTGAAATGAAATGGAGAAAGTAATTAGTATATAGTGCATTGATATAGTAGTAATTTAAATAGTATTAATTTAAATATTATTAATTTGACAGAAGGAACCCCACATATACTAAGACGCAAATCAAGAATAAAAGAACTTAACCGTTATTATATAGTATATATTTTAATGTAACATTAAAATATAGTTTGAAATTAATTATTTAATATAATTAAAAATAAATATCTACTTTAAATATAATAACCGTCAAATAAGTTCAAGGCTTTAAAAAGCTCTTTTAGGTTTATCATTTAATAAACACACACGTTTATTTAAGAATAATCCTAATAAGCCTAATAAGATAAAATAATAATAATAATAATAATAATAAAAATGACAAAAAAACAACTTTCAGAAAAGATTATAGATGATAATGTGTATACTATAAAAAAAACTACAGAACAAGTTTTTATTTTTAATGATTTTTTTACACCAATATTTGTTATTATAGCATTATCAATATTTATAGCTGGTATAGTAGGCTTACAAGTATTAGATAGATTATTTATGGGTAGTAAAAATTTAACAACCATTCGTCTATTTGGTATTAGTATAATCATTAATGTTATAATATTAGTATTTATTATTATGTCATTTAGTAAAATAAAATTTCAAAGAGGTCCACAAGGTCCAATGGGTAATAAAGGTAATAAAGGCTATACAGGAAAAGCAGGTGGCTTACAAATATGTAGTAAAGTATATGAAACAGTTCAAGAAAAGAAAGCCTTTGAACGTTCCTTAAATTATTTAGATTTAAAACCACCCCTTATTAAAGACGAGTGATAACTTAAAAATATGGATTATTTGTGACTTTAATACCACAATAAGTTATTGGATTATTTGAATAATTAACTGGTTCATAATAACCTAAAACATTTGCTTGCCTTAGTAAAAATCTAAAATTATTTATAAATTCCTGATTATGACCTTCACTTATACTAGCAACATGGGCTAATTCATGTATCATTACAAATTGTAATGTATTGTATTCATGAAATGGATGCTCTCCTTTTTTATGTCTTAAACATAAAGCCATTAATTCACCTTTATTAATTGTGTATGAACTGCCATCATCATTAGATGCTTCTTCTATTTTCATTTTTTTGATTCCTTTATATAATCTTATAACTCTTTCATCTGTAGGATAATTTTTATATAAATCATCAACAAAATTATCCATTTCTTCATGTAATTTTGCTAATAATTCTAATGCTTGACTACTTTCATTAAATTCTTCTTGAATACCATAAGTTTTATTATTTGTTTTTGCTACTCTATATTCTATAAATAATTCATAATGTTCTACTATCATAGATATAATTAATGTTACAAATAACATTAATAAAATAAATACAATCATTTTTGATACTTCATTCATTTTACTATAAATAATTTTTTTAATATAATGGGATTATCCTCTAATAAAGTTTAGTTTAATTTTTTGTTTTTTTAGTTTTTATACTTAAATTATATTGAGATAAAAATTATTATTTAGTTTATTATTTATTTATTTAATATTTAATATAAGTAATAAAAATTAAATAAAATTAATATAAATTGAAACATAAACTAAATAATTAATTACATAATTGATTACATAATAAAAATGGATTTAAATGATTTAAATAAAGAAATGTTTAATTTACAAAATGAGTTTGAAAAAACTAAACTAAATTCATCTCAACCTAATGTAAAAAACGTTGAACAAACTAAACATTTTCCTAATCAACAAGATGTTAATTTTCAAGATGTTAAAAACAATATAGATACTACTCAAATTAAAAGACCTATGAAATCAGGAGACCATCGTAATGATATTAATGAAAAGATGAATATGTTAAATACAAATTATTTTCATTCTGAAATAACAAATCCTAATTCACCTGATATGTTAAATAATCAATCTATTAAAACTTCACAAAATAGAAATCAACCTGTTATGAATTTTCAATCTTCACGTAATAATAATAACGATTATGCTAATACTATAAATAATTTACAGCCCTCACAAAGTAGAAATAATCAAGGACAGAATAATCATTTTTCTACTTATTATAATAATAATTTTGAAACATTACAATCATCATCATCACCAACATCAACAAAGAATAATCAAGGTAAATCAAATTTAAATTATAGTTCTCTAGATGATATGTTTCAAACTCAAAATCAATTTCAAAATACGAATGAACAAAATACACACGATACAGGAGTAAGTATGTTAAATGTTCGTAATATGTATAATATAAATAATACTATGAATAATTCTAATCCTAATTCTAATCCTAATTCTAATTCTAATCCTAATCCTAATCCTAATTCATCAAAAACTAATTATTCACAACCTAATTCATCACAAACTAATATGCCGAATAAAATTAATGATACAGGTTATCATAGAAAAGAAGAAATGAAAACAGATTATCGTCAAAATATAAATACAAAACTAGATGATATGATTTTTAATAATCCAAATGCTACATCTATCAATCCAATTTTACAACAAGATAATCATTATAATGCTAATGGTAATTTTAATAGCAATGGTAATTTTAATAGCAATCGTAATTTTAATGGTAATAATTTACAAAAAGACACTCGTATGGTTATACAAGACAGCAATAAAGATTTTTATAGACAATCATCCAATGATAGAATGTCTCAATATAGTCCTTTATCTAGAGCGGCAAATATTCCCATACATATGGCAAATATGTCTGTAAATGATTTTTACTCTAATATGAACACAAATCATGAAGGTGATTTTAAAGCACAACAAAAAATTATTAATGAAGAACATAATAGACTAAATAGTAAAGAAACGTTAAATAATCGTATGAATAATTATGCTCCATTGGCAAAAACAATACAGTATGATACTAAACAAAGTAGTAGTAATGGTAGTAATGGTGGTAATGGTGGTAATGGTGGTAATGGTGGTAATGGTGGTAATGGTGGTAATGGTGGTAGTAATGGTGATGGTCGTCCTAAACAATGGAACCCTAATGATGTTAATGGCACTTTAAAAAACGTTGTTTATAATCAAATGCCAGTTTTATCTAATAATGAAAATTAACCAATTATTAGGATTTAAAAAATTGAAAATTAATATATTTAAATAGAAAATAATAATAAATAAATTATTAATAATGAATTATGAAAAAATGAATGATGAAACAATGAATAGTAATTTTGATAATTTATCATTAACTAATGATACTATAAAAGATAATATTAATGATTTTGTAAATACAATGAATTCATTATCATTAGAAACACAAGATGTAAAACACTATGAACAAACCTATTATGATTATGATACAGAACAAACTTATTTTGGAGATACAGAAGATTATAATGATATTGATATTAAAACTAATGAAGATCGTGAAACTAATGAAGATATTGAATCTAATGAAAATGATGATGATATTGAAGATTTAGAAATTAAAACAGATGAACACGATACTAGTCCATATAGATGTTTTGGAATACCAAATATTTATTGTAAAGATTTATTAGGTGATTTTGATGATGAAGATTTCATTTTTAATAGATATGACCTTCCTAATTATATAAAAAAATATATAAAACTTAATAATTCTATTGATGACTATGTTACTAATTTTTGTATTGGAAATGGAATAGTTATTAATTATGGAGATACGTATACTACACCAGAACTATTATATGCTAAAATACTTTATATTTATAATTATGTTTATTATTACTATAAAGATTTAAAACATTTAAACCCTATCGAAAGACTTTCACATTTACCAGATAATTTATTATATTTTGTAGAAAATGTAATTACTATTTTAAAAACAATGATAAATGAAGATGAACTTAATTCTAATGAATTAGTGGCAATAGAAAATATATATTTTAAAGAATTAATTTATGGATTACATATTATTATTAAAGAATTATCTAACTTATTACTACATTATCAGTATTGTAAATTATGGCATTTAGATAATACACACATCAAACTATTTTTTAAAATGGTCAATAATTTATGTGTTATTATAATTTATATGCGATTGAATGTTGTTTAAATTTTATTATTTTTTTATGGTTTTATATTTTTATATTATTGTTTCTTCTAATCTCCATAACATTTTAGTAAGTTCTGATAGTACTGGTGGTATTACTGGTGCTGGTGTTGTTGATGCTGGTGGTGCTGGTGGTGCTGGTGGTGCTGGTGGTGGTGCTGGTGATGGTGTTTTTGCTATTGGTGGTGCTGGTGGTGGTGTTATTACTGTTGTTTTTGCTAGTGCTGGTGGTGTTTTTGCTAGTGCTGGGTCTGGTGTTGTTGCTGATGATGATGATGTTGTTATTGATGTTGATGTTGTTGTTGATGCGTTTGAGTGTTGTGTGTTTTTGTATTCTGGTAATGATGATGATAATGGATTTATTGATGCTGAGTTTAATACTTGTGTTTTTATATAATTATCTATATTTAATTTATCAGGTAAAGTTTTTTGTGAATTATTTAATTTATCAATATCTGCGAAATCACCATTTTGTAATATAATAAGTTTATTAAATAAGATAAATAAATAAGCTTTTGTTTTTATATCATCAAATATAATGTCTGTGTTTATAACGTAATTATAGTAATCTACTAGTTGGTCAAGCAAATCTGTACAATTTTTATTAGTAGTTTGGTCTTGTAATAGAATTGTGCGTAGGTCTAAAATTTTAGCATGTGAATCAATGTCTACAATTTTATTAAAAAAAATCATATCATTAATTAACGTAATATTATTATTATTATTATTAAAATAGTCATTCCAATTTGGGTTTTTGTTGTTATATAAGCTTTGTGCGTTAAATCTCAAGTCTAGTTTATACATTAATTTATTTTTTTTAAGAAAATTATCATAACTATTTTCATAATTTAACAGGTTTAAATACGTTTCTATTATGTTAAATAGTTCTACCGCCCTCTTCTTTAGTAGATTTAATAATTTTATATGTTGCTTTACCCTTACATTACTTTCATGTGTAGCACCAGCACCAGAATTTTTTTTTAAATCTGTGATTATAGTAGGTAAGTCTTGCATAAACATAGTGTGTTTGTGTTTTACTAATTTTTTTATGTTTTCTGATTTAATCTCTATATCAGTTAAACTACTTATTCTTGCATTTAAATTATTAATCTCTTCTATTAATGCTTTACTTTCACCACTAGGTTCGAAAACCCCACCCACCAAAACTTTCTTTTTTTTATTATAAACTCGTTTTTTAGTTATTTTATTATTTTTAGTGTAATAACCATATTTTTGTGTTCTTTTATTATGTTTAGTATTCTTTTTATTGCTAGTCTTACCATAACTACGTTTTTTTGTTCGTTTATGAGTATGATTTTGTTTTTTAATTTTATTTATAGAATTTTTTTTATACATTTTAAATAAATTAAAATTTAGTTTCTTATTTATACTTTATATAAATATTTTAATAATAAAATAAAAACTAAAAAAAATTAATAATTTAATAATTTCATTCTAACCATATGTAAAATTTCATATAATGAAATAAATATTTCTAGATGACCTATAATACTTTTATTATTTTTAAAATAATTATTTAATCTTCTTTTTTTATAATAATCATTATGTTTTGTTTCCCCGCCTTTTAAAAAAGAATAGGCTTCGCTATAATTTTTATTTCCTAATAATTTAAAATATTTTTTCAATAAATCAAATCCAATTTTCAAATAATGTTCGTTATATTGTTTATACATAACTTGTTTTTCACTTTCACTTAATCTCATTCTGCTAATTTCATTTATTTTAGTAATACATATAGGTATATTTTCACAGGCTAGAATATTAAACTGTGAATTTAAAATACCATTTTTACGTATTTCAATAGTATTATTCAATAATAAATAAATGGCTGATAATAAAACTGTATTGGCTTTAGAATTTAAATTATTTTTACCATTTCTAGATACATTTGAAAATACAAGAGTTTTAATAATTTCACTATAATCATTTATATTTGCTTGTTTATAATCTTTACCTAAAGGTATTAAAACATTAATATAAGTATGATTTAAATTAAAATAAATTAAATAAGGATGATTTACATTTAATACTGTATATGCTACCATAAAATAATAATTAGGTAAATAAGATAAAACAAAGAATAATTTATTATTATTATTTAATTCCATCATAGGGTTGTGATAGTTAATAATTTGTTCTGCTTTTTGTGTTAAATATAGTTTTACTTTATTATTTAGATTATTTTCAATATTATAAATAGGTATTTTTTTTATAATAGTTTCTAATTTATCATTTTCTTTAAAGGTGAGTTGTATTTTATCACTATCCATAGTTCTTAATTATTTATTAATTATTTAATTCTATTGTTATTTACTATTTTTATTAGAGATATAATAAATATATAAATATTAGGCTTATCCTTAAATAAACGGTTGTGTTTATTAAATGATAAACCTAGAAGAGCTTTTTAAAGCCTTGAACTTATTTTATGGTTATTATATTTAAAGTAGATATTTTAATTATTTAATTAAAAATTAATATCTACTTTAAATATAATAACCATAAAATAAGTTCAAGGCTTTAAAATGAATACTATACAATTTATAGTTTGTGTTTTACTTACTATTGCTATTGATGCTCCTTATTTATACTTAAATTATGATTTTTTTAAGAAAAAAACATTTCAAATAAGCGGTAAACCCTACCCTGATAATCGTTTATATTCAGCATTAATTGTTTATACGGCTATTGCGACCGGTATAATTATATTTGTTTTACCTCATATTGATACATCTAAATCTGATATGATTAGATTTCGTAGTGCTGTAATATATGGTGGCTTATTTGGTTCTTTAACCTATGCTATTTTTGATTTCACTAATCATTTTATGTTTGAAAAATGGGACATTTATGTTAGTTTAATGGATTCAATCTGGGGTGGTATATTATGTGCATTTGTATCATTTATTATTAGTTATATGTAATTAATTAGGCATATCCTTAAATAAACTGGTTTGTTTATTTAAGGATAATCCTATTATATCTAAATTCGTCATTATTATTTATTTTTTTTCATATTTTATTAAAAAATAAATTAATAAATGAACTCATGAATTTAATTAGAAATACAATATAAAAAACAAACTACACTTATTTATTAGAGGATAAGCCCATTATATAAAGAAATAATAAAAATATTTTTAACTAGATTAAAAACAAAATTAACATGGGATCGATTATCAAGTATTTATAATATTTCAAAATCACATATTCAAAATATATTTCATAAATGGTCTAATTATGGTATTTTTAAAAATGCATATAATATATTTTTAAAGAAGTATAAAATATATATAAATGATAAAGAAGCATATATAGATACTACTACTATACTTAATAAATATGGATATAAATATACGACGG